GTCTGTGTGTTTGGTCGAAAGTTTGGCCTCCCCCCTCCCACCTCCCAGAGTGGGACATGGGTGTCCCACTGAGACGGTCGTGTCACAGTGTGACAGAGGTGTCTCACATGGCAGGCATGCCCCTTTGAATTCTAACGGGTCTATTTTGTGAGGTAATAGCATGGTACACACCTACATAGTAGGCATCTTAGAGAGCGTGTATCATTTAGGGCTGATGACCTTCAAGCTCCCATAGTATAGCGCTGTATACACTGGCCACTGAGCCGCCCGCATAGGTGACGCTGTAAGGCACTCGCTTAACCTTAGAGTTAACAGCCATTACGTCAGCCACTATGGTGCTGTGTGTGCGTGTATGTGTGTGTGTACCCCTGATGCTATAGCGCTCTATACATAAGGCCGTATCACATAGCACTAGTACTGTGTAATCTATCATATGGGCTATAGCCTCATAAGCACGGCTATATGGGCAACACTCTATGAAGCAGTAAGGCGTGTCCTCTACAGCCCGCTTATAGCGCATACGTGCCAGCTCCTCGCCCTCTGGTGTACCATCGCTATATAGGCCCCTCATGTGATCTATGCCTATATGGGGCACATGTATATCGGCCTCATATAAGCGCCTTATAAGGGCCTGTATTAGGGTTGTTTTGCCGCTTGCTATATTGCCTGTTATGAGTATGCGCATATAAGCCCCGCTGTAATACGGCTTAAGCATATGCCCATATCACTTAATAAAGGATCTTGGTCACAGTTATAGTATCTTACATCATTTATGTAGATATGGGGATTTATGATTTCTAGAGGTTTGCTGAAAATAATGAGTTCGCCGACAATATCCGCAAATATCAATTGATTAGGTCTTTCTAAGATTAAATGAAAATTTGGAAAATGCTTAATTGTTTCCTCTTTTAAACACTTAATTTCACTTTCACTAATCTCTAAAATTTTTCCGTCGTCATCTTCTATGAACTTTAGAAAAAACGCCTCAATAATTTGTATCATCAAAACTGTCCTTAATTTCCGTTCCCTGAGCTTCTGAAATATCCCTTTTGCCTGTATTCTCTAAAGTCGTAAAATGCGTATGACATCTAGGGCATAAGCTTAATAGGTTTTCTTCATGGTCATTTAATTCAAAATTCGCCCTTACAGCTTCTATATGGTGTACCTGTAAACCTCTAACGCTGTACATGTCAACAACCTTCAAGAAAATGCATCTTTGGCATACTCCAAATTTAGCCCGATAAGCTAAGCTTATATTTGTCCATTTCTGGCTTGAGTGAAATTTCTTTATTCTGGTTCGCTTTTCGGTCTGTTTAGCTTTTGGCGATTTTCTGGCTTTTGCTTTAGGTGGAAGTTTTGGCATTATTCTTCCTCTTCAATTTCGTCTACTTCCTCCAGCATTCCCATAATGACCTCATTTGATTGAAAAATGTCATATATTTCTTTAAAGGTCGGTTCTTTAATTACGAATTTACCGCCATTAGTCAACTCAATTTCTGTATGAGTAGTGCTATTTATTTGTCTAATAATTGAAATATCACTGACGTTAATTAAAACAGTGCAGTAGTCCGAATTTAAACACTCTAGAAAATCTTTAAACATGCTCATTTTCCTTTTTTACGTACTTCATTATGTCAATATTTGACTCTTTTACGTACTTCATTATGTCTTTTTAAATTTCTGCATGGCACTTTATTGCAATTTTTAGCACTAAAATTTAAGATCCTTTAGTTTTTGAATATCGTTATAAAATCCTTTCAAGAGACTTGCACAGAAAGCAGCGCCATCTTTGCCACAAAAGCAAAAGGGCACATTGTAACGTTGTTGGAAGGCTCCAAGAGTCGCCACGGCTGCAACGACTGACATCTTAGATTTATATTGACCTGTCACAATTTGGCTGTATTCAGCTTCAATAATTACGGCCCGCTTTTTATATGCTTGTAATCGGTGCAACTCCTTTTCAAAGCGTTCACGGTCGCGGCTAATTGATTGCATCAAATCAGGTAAGCTTTTTCTCTCAATGCTTATAAATCGTTCAAGCCCTTTAATCGTATAATCGCCAGTAGTTAAAGTGGCTGGCCCTGTTTCAATGTCTTGAAATTTAAAAGGGGTTTGTTCTCTGGTATCAATTAGGATTATCATTTTTATCCTCTTGTTCAATTACAAAATCCACCAACCATTTTGGTTCACATTTGTAGTTCCAGCGCTTTCTTGATTTAAAGTAATATTTATAGACAATCATGGTATATTCACCATCTATGATTTCCTTTACAAAATGCATCTTAAATTTGCCTTCATGCCACGCCTTAGGACTGACATTCATTCTGGCACCTCAACTGCTTCATGTTGGCTATTTATTTTGTCTGATAATACCCTTAAAACTCCATTGGCTTGAACTCTATCTAAACCCTTTGGCGTGTATTCTCCCGCCATTTTTCGCACCCTTGCGCTGCACCATTCTTCACCGTGTTTATGGTTGTGTTTATCTCCATTTGAACAAATGCAGGGAACGCATGTTACATCTGTCTTGGCCCGTGGCACTTTTAAGCAGTAATTAAAAGCTCTTCTAGGGTCTTCATAATTGACCAACCACCTATTTTCTCTGTGATCTAAAACAATTACTAGCGCCCAGCCACTAGAATCACACAAACCGCAGGAAGCGCCCTTAGAGGCAATTAGTTTATCCTTGTACGATCTAATAAGGCTTTCTACCGTAAAGCGCGAGAAATCAGTCTTTCTGCCCTCTAGGGAGCGAATTGACAAGTCAAGTGCCGCCTCATTTATCCCGTCATTGGTCATTAAGGCATTTTCGAGCTCTTTAATGTCTTTTTTGCTGGTTGGCAATTTTAAGTCAACCAATCGATTAATAAATTCTGCTTTCATTGTTTAATTTTCCCAAATCATTTCTGGATATTTTGCGTCTCTGGCGTTAAAAACTTCCCAGTCTTGAGAATTGTTTTTGCCCTTGTTGCTGGCGTCTACCATTTGGAGCCAATCAGTTTTGAATTGACAATCCTCTAACCACTTCACTGGTGACTTGCAATACTCCCGCTGATTGCATCGATTTGCGTAGTAAACGTAATCATCTAGCGATTGCATAATTTTGTCTTCGCCAGACATCGCCACGGCCTCAAATAAGGCGTGTTGAATGTTTTTAAATTCGGCCCGTGGATTGAAGGATTTTATTTTTTGATAGGTCTCCATGAAAAGCAAAATACACTTTCCCGCCGTGGGCTTTATTGTATCGTTCGCATCTGCACACATCTGCACTGGCGCAATATTTATATTATCTTGATTCTTTTCATTCTTATCATTCTTGTTTGTGGTTAACTGTTGGTTAACTGTTGGTTGATTGCTGGTTAACTGCTGGTTAACTGGCTGGTTAATTTCACTTTCTGAACTTTGGTAAATCTCATAATTGCACACAGTTATAGCAGTAAATCTGTTGGTTGATTTGGTGGTTAGTTCGTTGGTTGATTTTAAACGGTTTAATGATGACCTTATTTTTTGCCTTGAAATTTGAAGCTCTTTCGAAAGCATTAAAGAAGAGCTAATAAAAGAGCCTCTTTCTATGGTGTGCCCCCGCCATTTTGCAGACTCATGATTTGCCTTTAAAAGGCAGTGGAAAAACAAACGAACAGTGTCCGCGTGTTGATACCACTCCCACTCTAAAAGCTGGCGGTGTGCTTTTATCCAGCCGTCAGCCATTTCAAAAGTCCAAATCTTCAAGGCCACTAATCGGGGGCATTGGTGGCGGCTCAAATGCTGGTTTTATGGTTTTGTTTTCCATGTATTGCGGTGGTGTCATGTCAGTGGATTGCGTTGGCTTCCAGTCATCTACAGCCGCGTATAGTTTGCCCGACTGAGCCCGCTTTATATCAATAGATACATAGCCATTTTCATTTTTATTTTGATTACACCATTCAACAAATCTGTCAGCCTGAATATTTAGCTTGCACAATATGAAATCTGGCGTTGCCTCTTTTATATAAAGCCCGTCAACAAATTTAACCTCACTCATTTACGCGCCCTCCGTGTAAGCATCTAAGTCAAAAAGTGTTGGATGATTTCTTAATTCGAGTTCCCTTTTTCTGATAATCTCCTTTTCCTTTTCAATCTCGAAAAATTCAGACAGGAAAGCAAGCCCGTTTTTATCCGTCCATTTCAAATGAGTTTTTAGGTCATCGCAAGCCTGATCAATATTACAGAACGTTTTGCCAAGATAATTGGCCGTTAATCTATAAATTAATTGATTGCCGTTTTTAATCCGCTTGAGTACTTTTCTGTCACATAAGACTTTATTGGCCTGTTGTGGCGTTAGATCAAAGCGCCCGCATATACTAGAAAGGTTTGAACAATCGCCCGTATCGGTTAACCTGTAGCGCTCTACAAGTTCTTTTGCTTCTTTGTCTTTTTCACTCAAAGCCTTTCTAAGGTGGTTAACGCATTCAAAAACTTTATGCATTACAATCATGGAAGTGGTTTTGGTAAAAGTTGCAAGGAATTTTAAAGCTGTATCACTATCCATTATGACCATTGGATTTTCTTTGCCTTGTGAATCTACCCATTGAGAGGTCTGCAAAAAAATTTGCAGACCTAATTTTTCGCAGTCTTCAGTAAATTGTTTAAATTTAGTCAATACACTTCTATGAGGTCTTTTTGTCATTTTGGAAATGTGCAAAGTATCCACCATTACATTTTCCCCGATAATACTTAATCCTGTTAAATCCATCATTTTTCCAACCCTTCAATTAATGTTTTTACATAGTTCCTGCAATGCCGTGTACGCTCTTCAATTTCCTCTATAACTTTTGGATCATATTTGATTTCGAATTGCTTCAATCTCAGCTCTGGTTTTACATCGCCATAAAACATTTGGCGCTGAACATCTTCAATGGTTTTTTCAATTGGTAAGTTTTTCTTGTAAGCCATTCTTGAAGCTTCTTTTTTCACCAACTCCCACGGAGCAGAAACCAACACATAGACAAGCTTGGCATTAGTGCAGCCTGTTAAATGCATGTAGCCTTGCAGCTGATAGAAATAAGCTTTTTCCTTCACCCCAAAATCAAAAAGCGGAAAAGTGAAGGCGTCCCATGAGCATTTAATATCGATGACTAAACCGTTATCAATTATGTCGGGAGTTCCTGTTAAAAAGTCATTACTAAAATGCTCTTCATTTTTGACATAATCCGTTAACATCTGGGAGTTTAAAAAGTCAATGGCGGTCTGTTCGCATACATTCCCTTTTTCTAAATACTTCGACTCTATTTGTTTGCGTTTTCCATAGAGCTTTTCTTTTAGCCAGCCCCCACAAGCAGACATAGCGCCCGCTGGTAGTTCTGGCCAATCTCTCAAGGTTTGCAACCGCTGAAATTCATCCTCCATTTTTGCAGTAAGTGGCTTGCTGCCAGTCACATGAAAATCATTCTCTCTTTGCTGGAGCTCAAAAAGCTTTTTCTCCTGAACAGCCGAAAGGCCCATTTTGCCCGCTGTAAAAGAACCAATTCCAGAACATCTCATTTTAAAATCTTCAGCCTTGATCATGTTAAGCGCGCCCTGTTTTCCTGATAGGAACTAGCTATTTTCTGATTGCTGGTATAGCCATAATTAAGAGCCTTTTGGTATTTACTTGCTAATAATTCCAAAGTGTCACAAGCATTCAAAACAGAGATTATTTTTTCTTCTGATGGGATAGGCTTGGGCTCCATAATTTCAGGTTCGCCGCCGTCAATTTCCTTCGTGTCATCGATGCAAAATAAACCATTAAGCGCCAGCTTTCTGGCATAGCTGGAAGTCATAGCCGTCACTTGTGGTGCTGACATACCTTTTTGCTGCTCTGGTTCTCTAGCCCATCCATAAACACTGGTGTAATGGTCTGGGGCTTCTTCTGAACCCTCGTTTTTCTTGTATATTGCCGCTGTACTCTTAACATAAAAGCGCCCGTCAATATTTTGAATATCGTCGCTTAAAGTCAGCAAACAAGAGTGCTCTTTTAATAGAGGTTTTACCGCCTCCAGAATGTCCTCTGTGCTTCTATATTCGTAGTTGCCAAACTTGTTTACTTGGCCCTTTGGAGCCTTCAATTTTAGCTGTATATCAAGTAATTCGTGCATAATTCGACCTTTGAGTATTATCTATAAATTTGGAATTTGACTTGAATAAAATCAGGGGGCACAATACGTTATTGCATTGTTATTGACTTTTGGTTGAAAAACCCTTGGTTGATTTTATTGTTTGCGCCACTTCTTACGGAGTGGCGTTTTTTATGTCCTCTATACTTGGAGCAATCCCGCCCGCCCTGAAAAATTCGCGGAGCTCACCAAAATTCAGCCCGTCTAAATCATTTGCTAATTGTGTATATTCAGCACGGTTTTTATTGGGCTTGTCAGAAAGCGGAATTAATTGCTCAAGACTCTTTTTGCGTCTATCCATTTCATAATTTCCTTTCTGTCAAATTTGTATAAGCTGCCGAATCTATAACAAGGGATTTTCCCATCTCTGGCCCATAATTTTATTGTGGCCTCTTTTATGCCGATAAGCTCCGCAATTTCATCGGACAAAATCATTTCAAAATCAGACATTTTCTACTCTTTTTTATTATTTACTGAATTAGTTCTATCGCCTTCTGAATTAGTTCAGAAGGTCTAAACAGAATAAAACATGTTCTAGACTTATTCAATGCCATATTTATGTGTTTTTTGACTTTTTATTGGTTTTGTGACTGAATTAATACTGACATATTTCAGCACTATTTCGCTATACAAGCAATTATTATGTAGGTTTTAGGCGTATTTATACACGCTTTGAGCTATTTATGTGAGTTTTTGCACATATACTTGTATACATTGACATGTATTAGTATATAATAACAAAATAACAAACAAGCGGACAACAAATGACATTAACAAAACCACAGAAAGTAACACCGAAAATCATGGCTGCTTTGAATAAATTCAAAATTGCAGAAAGTCTTCCAAGTAATTACGCGCTGGCAAAACAATTGAATGTTTCAGCCGCAACTATTTCTACATGGTATAACAAAAGAAATGCCTCTATTTCTGGCCCTACATGGGACAAAATAAAGGAGCGTATTAAGCCACATATTGACAACACAGTCAGAGAAAATGACGCGGCGCTTGGAATTCTCGAAAAATACGAAGGAAGTGAAAGCCAAGAATTTATCATTTTCGAACTGGCAAAAACAATTGCCAATCTTCGTGAAATTGTGCCACCTCATATAGAAGACCTAAGCGGAAGACGCAGAGACTTAATTATTCTTGCATTCAAAAACATCTCTGAGGCTATTGAAGTTAACTAATATGTCATAAAACTTGCAATGTCTACATTGTAGGTAGTATATTAGAGTAACACCAAACAATAAAAGGAGTAACAATATGGGAAAGCCCAACAAAGGAGGACGCCCGACAAAGGTAGTAGTTGAGAAAATAGGCAAAACTTGGAACATTCGTTATAACCACAACGGCAAAAGAAAAAGATATAGCTTAAAGACAAAGTGTGAAATTGAAGCCCAATCTCTGGCCCTTCATATTGAAAACCTTTTAATCGATCCAAAAGCCGAAGTTTCAAATAAAGCTTTTAGCCTGTTTTTTGGGAACCTGCCAAAACAGAAAAGCACTAAGCAGACCTTGGAGAAATTGAAGATTTTGATCCAAAGCAAAAAACCCCTAAAGCCATCCAAATCCTAATGAGAGAAATGTCCAGCCTTCGCGCTCAATTAGCAGAAGCCCTGCCATACCAGAAAATGTATAAAGCATTACAGAGCACCCGTGAAGGCAAGCTGTTACTTCAGGCAGAAACATTGCCAACAGTAAAAGTGGCACTTGAAGAATATTCAACTCTAATTCAACATCTAAAACGGCCCAATGCTTCACTGAATTATATTGTTAAATTCTTTGAAATAAACGGAATGGGCAAAAAGCTTGATGAAACGAAATCAGTAGACATTCAAAAATACTTAGCCGATGACTGCAAAGACAAGTCAGCCCGCTGGCATCGTCAGCGCCAAATCTTCACACAATTCTATAACAGAATGGAGACAATTTACGCCTTTGAAAATCCAATGATTAATGTCATGGATAAAAAGCCAGAACATAAAGCTGATATTCATTGGCATAAACTAACAGAAGTAAACAAATTCCTTAAAGGGCTTAAAACCGATTATAGTAAAGCGCTCTTTTCGACTCTGTTTTTCTCTGGTGTCACCGCTTCAGAATTTAGAGGCTTAAGAGTTTGTGACTACTTTGAAATTAATGGTCAATGGGTCTTGAGAGTTACCCCAAATGAATGCCGCTCAATAAAGCGCGCTAAGAGACGCCGTAACATCAATGTCGGTACAAGACTCAAGAAAGCTCTTGATAAGCACCTGAAGAGCCACAAAGGTGGTCCAGCGTTATTTCCGCCAGTTACTGGATTTGGTGAATATTGGACCTCAAGTACTTTTACCTCATGGACTAGAAAATACTTTCCTGCTGATATGAATTGTTTAAGCACCCGCCGAACCTTTGGAAGTTTATTAATTAGACAAGGTGTTTCAGGGACTGAAGTTGCCGCCACAATGGGAAACAGTCTTTTAATGGTCGACCTTCACTACGGCCGAATCAAATCACAAGAAGTAAAAGCACTGGACATTTAAACTTGAATGAATCGACAATAAAAATGATTGAAATGATGGCCCGAACTCACGAAGTTCGGGCCGATTTATTAGAAGAGGTTATAATAAATATGGGACTTTACGAACTTTTTAAAGCTGCTGAAATTTATAATACACCTGCGGATTTTGACGCCTATGTTCAAAAGTGTGTTGAGCTTCTGCCATGCTAAAACTACTACTACCAGACAAAGACGGCTTTCCCATTTTTCGCTGCATCTTAATGTCAGAAATCGCCTTTAATCACACATCTTTGATAAACTATATTTTTGACCATGATTTGGAACAGGTTAGAAAGGCTTTACTTGATAATGGTTGGTGGCATTTGGGGGCGGTTATTACTGGCCTAGGTATTTGTTTTCTATACGTTGGATTGTTGGCTCTTTTACGTCAATGGGGATTATTTACAGAAAAAGGTTATGAAAATTTGAAGAAAGCCTCTATACATCAGGAGAATATAGATGCAACAGAGCACATTGAAACATTAAGGGTCAGAGTAAAATCACTAGATGATGAAATATCCAGCAAAGCGCATAATCGTGATGAACTTAAACAAGAATTAAAAGGACTTAACGCTGAAAAAGAGAGCATAGAACGTCAAATATTAGAATTGAAAAACAAGGCTTTACCATATATCAGTCAAGGTTTACCAGCTCTTACAAAAAGTCAATTGGACAAACTTTTGTCGTCTAATATTCTTACAGAAAGTCAATTGAACTCTCTTAAAGCGGCTGATAAAAGTAGAGACCTTCCTGAATTAGAGGAGGCTGTCAAATTAGAGTACCAAAGAGGTCGAGAAAAGGCCTATTACAATCCTAAGGAAATATAATTAGACGTAGGTTCAAAAACTAGTTAGTAATACCTTGAAGCTCCTGTTATGCAGGGGCTTTTTTTTATGCCTTGAAAATTGCGCAAACACATGATAAAATAATCAAACAATGAGGGCAATAACAATTAACAAGCAATATCCAGAACATCTTGAAAGCCTGTTTAAAGACCAGCGCCAAAAGATAGAAAATTTTCGTCAACTGTCATCAACACATATTCGACTTTCTAAAGCAGAAAGAAATTCAGGAATAATAACACTTATACTTTTTATCCTGTCTTATAGTATTTGTTTTGCGTTGTTTGACGGTAATGATTTTACAATAGTTTCTATGATACTTAATGTAACCATATGGTATGATATAATTCGCCAATTTAGGGCATTTAAAGGACGCTCTAGGGCTCTTAAGTCACTGGGTCATGAAGTTAACCGCCAGACTGAAATTATCGTCTTACAGCTAGCCCTATTAAAGCTGGGCGTAAAAAAATGAATATTCCGATAATAGACCTTAACGGGCATCAATTAACCAACGGGCAAAGTTTGACTTATGAACTTAAAAGATGTGGATGAATGTTTAGACGTTTGCTCTGAAGATTTAATAATAGAGCTGGATGAATTAAACGAAGAAATTGACCAAATGCATGAGGAATTATCAATACTCAAAAAATCACGTTTAAGACTAAAAACAAGAATACGACATGCGGAAAAAAAAGAAGCCTTTTAAGGCCCAAAAAGTATGACAAAACCCCAATAAACTCTGACACTTTCCCCTATGGAGCCCCGATTTGTAATCGGCAATATCTAGATTTTCGTAATCAGTCCTTAAAACACGAAACCCCCTAAGTCTCAATGACTTAGAGGGCATCTATAAATTCTGTTTTTCTGTTTTATTTTTGATAGGTGTCAAAAATCATATGACAAAACCCACCTATTTAATGACAAAACCCTTATTGATAAAATGCTCTTCTGTTATCGTCTCTGTTTTATGTCTAGTCACTATACGTCTAATGTTATCAAGCATTTTATCAACTTCAGTTTTCTTTTTGCGCCTTGTGTTTGTCCTTACTCTTTCTATTACTGCCTCCATATAATTGCCCTCATTTTGATTTACAGTAATTCTAAGTAGGGGTCATTTTATGTCCCTCACTTTTTTCTTCTTTGGTGATTGTTGTTTTTACTCTTTCCAAATCCTGTTCACGCTTTGTAAATTTAGGTTTTTCTAATGCCCATTTTAAGCCAAGTTCATACAAGTCTTTATTCAATTGTTTTCTCGATTAAGTTCATAGAGTCCGATCTCTCTCTCTAAAGATTTCATCCTCTCTTCTATTACCTTGATCTCTTCTGGTGTAGGTCTTACGGCTAGTGGTGAAAGATTGTTTTTCTCTAAAGCATCATTTAAAGTTTTGAACTTATCCCTAATAGCATACAGACTGCCTAAAAGCTGCGCTGTCTGGTTGGCGAAATCCGCCTCATTAACATTATTCATGCATTATCCATAATATCGTTTAAAGATTTCAGTGCGCCATTAATATCTTTGAGATTGTTCATAAACCAAGCGGCTCTTTTCAGAGAAAGAATCTTTTCCTGTGAGTAACTCCCGTCTATTGTATAAAGCGCCGCCTTAAGTCCACTTTCTTGCTTACTCATAGTAATTTCATCAAACCTCATAAGCTGCTCTGCAAGGTTCATTAAATCGAACCTGTCAACATCAAGCTTTTCGGATTTCATGTTTGGCTCTGGATCGGCATGTCGCATTAAAAGGTCTCCATCATCTTATTAAGGAAATCTAATGTTTCATCCCGATTTTTTAGGCGGTCAATTTGCATGCAAAGTGATTTGATTTCTGAGGAGAAATATTCGCTTGGAGTTGACTTATATTTATTTAAATCAAACTCTAGTTCATTGGCCCATTTGAGTATTTTAGGCTTCATTTTTTTAGAAGGAATTCGCCTACCTTTCATAATGCATGAAATATACTGTTGAGTCACTTCAAATTTAGCCGCTATAAGTAATTGTGATAAGCCCTCACTTTCTTGAAGATCCGACATGAGCCGTTGCCAATTAAGGCTTTCTATATACATTCTTTAACCCAAAGAACAGAGAATACGGTTAATATGTATTTCATTTTTGTCCCCCCTGTTTAATTTTAAAAATTGCGTCTTTATAAACTGCCCTATATTGACATATTTTGATATATGAAGGCGTTTCTAAGTATATGATAGTACGCGGCGTACTGAATTAGTACAGCATATTTATTACACAATTTTACTGAGCCAAAAAACTAAATACTATAAACAGCTTGTCTAATGTGTTATGATGCCAGTTAAGAAGGTTTTTAAGCATAAAAAAAGGTATTTTTTTCCTAAATAGTATAGTATTTACAACTTAACTTAACTCTGTCATAAGGATTTTAAAAACCTTTAATCACTGAAAAAAATAGCTGTAGAGATTTATAGCTGTGTCCCAAAATGGGGGTTTTGCAGTAAGGCTTAAGCCGTCCTCGTTTATTTCTCCTTTATATGTCACACCTGTTAAAGGGCTATTAACAGAGGTTGTGCAACCAAGGAAAAATAAAACAAGGGCAGAGAGGACGGCCAGCCGTATTCTATTTATCTTGTTTTGTATCGAGCTTTTCATAAATTCGGTTAAAGTTGTCGGTATTTTTGCTGTCTTTTTCTTTTATCAAATCCTTAATTTCGTCTAATCCTTTGCCAATACCTTTAAGGCTGTTTGCTGTTATGGTTTGGTCTGTGCTGATCTTGGAAACCTTTTCTTTTAAAGGTTCAATTGTATCTTTTTTCAGCCCTTCAAAATCCATATCTATTTTTGTGGCTCGCTTGTCAACTCTGTCGTCAATTTCCTGTATCATATCCGCGCGCTCCGATTTCTGTTTAAATCTCATAAATGCCGTCATTAAGGCTACCAAAATTACTGTACCTATTGAAACCCAACTTCCCTCACTCAACATCTTTGGCCCCCTTTACATAAAAGTTTGATTTGTTTATGTGCTCTATGACTTTGGGGTCAACCCTAGAAAATTCATTTTCACCAACTCGACAAATCCAGCCAAAAGAGCGTAAAGCATAATAGACTTTATTGGACGTATACCAGCTTTCACCCAATAGGCGCGAAAACTCATATAAAGCCCTGTCAGCGTCTTTAGTTGACATTTCCTGCTGGATATCGTTTCTCAGCCAGTCGTGGATTACATAGCCTATACAGGCCCTTCCAATGCGATTTATGGTGATGCGCGCCAGTGCAGGAATGCTGGCGAAGTCTGTAACAAAGCCAGCAGGTATTTTGAACTTCTGTAAATCAATGGAAAATTCAATTTCTGTAAGTGTAATCCAATTAACGCCATCCCATTTGCCGTCGCGCCAACATTGCTCAACGACAAAATATTTTGGGGGCGTTAAAAGTTCAACAATCATTATGTAAAAGTCTCAACTGACATTTGCGAATATGAAACTGTAAAGTTGGCGTTTGTCTGACCTAAAAATTCTATAAAAATGTCGCCATTTGCACTTATTGCCAAAGGAACATAAATAACAAAAGAAATAGGCTGGCCAACTCCTAGACCATCCACCGAAATCGGGGCAACTATAACGCCCGCAGTACTGTGACTTATACGCATGGATAGGGATTGATTATTACTAAAAGTGCCTACAATTGTGGCTGAAATTCTCAAGCCTTCTGCGGGGTTTGCCCTGACATTTGACAAAGTGATTTGATTGTTCAAGACGTCTGGCACTAATTTTGCTGGGGACGTAAAGCCATTTACACCACCAACGGCAAAGCCTGTAAATTTTGTCCAACCTGTAGTAACTGCGAAAACAGTGGAAACCTCATTGCTCATTGTGGCCGCTGCTGTTAAAGCCGCTGTTACGACTTCCCATGTGTTATTATTTATATTTGCTAAAAGTGAAATCCTGCTATTATTCAGGGGTAATGGCAAATCCCCAATTAATCCATTAATATTTGCGCTTGCAATAATACATGTGTTATTACCAGCAAAACAACGCTTTATAAAAAGCGTACCGCCATTGGCTATGGCTGGCAAATTTATTGTTTGATTGTTCAAACTTGGATCTGCGCAAACAAAGTCCCCAATTGCTGGATTTATAACCGCGTCTGTGTTATTTGGTTGGGGTATAAAATCGGTGTTGGCTTCTGCTACAATTTGCCATTTTGTATTTGCTGAATCGTATATCATTGGGTATACGGTATTATATAACATTTTGACGTCTGCATTATAAGGCAAATTAATATTTCCTACGCCGTGTGTAATCGTTACGGCGCGCCCTACATCAACCCGCGTTAAATAAACGAGGTTTGAGCCGTTATAAACAATTGTGTCAAGGTCATCTTGAGGCGCTAAAGCTTGAGTGTCTATTCTGGTCAATGCCTGAGTAGGTGTAATTACTCCCGCGTTTATGGCTTGCGTTGCCATAGCGGTATAGTCAATGCCGTTTAGGTTTATAGCTTTCCAAACGCCTTGAAAATCTATATCCTCTGTGACGCCTAACTCACTTATATTTGTTGGGGTCATTACCCAATCAGCCGCGCTTGAAATACCGCCCGCAATATAGACGTTTCCCGCTGTGGTATCTACATAAATAGAGCCCTCAAATTCAGCCGTAATTGTTGGTATTCCAGCATCTTTAAAAAAGTATGTTCTAGCCATTTTATTTTCTCCTTAAGCCCCTAACTAAGAGCAATTCTTTTTTCAAGGTTTTTTGATCCACTGCGGCTTTTGCTTTGTACTTCTTTCGCCATCAATCCAAAAATTTTGCTTTATGCTTTCTTCAATTGTCAGTAAGTCTTTTTCGTCCCTTGAAGAGTCAAAACCACACTCAAATAAACACGGTTCAAGATGCCAGCTTACGCGCCTTGCCGTTGCGGTTTTCTTGAAATTATTCATGGTGTTATTGTCAGTAGCGCAATTGGTGCACATCTCTTTATTAACTATTGAATTAAAGCGTGGACACATCCACTGTTTAGCCTCTTGCTGCATTGCTTCGTTGCCTGTAGATTTCATATAATCCAAGACGCCTTGAAAGTCTTTTGCATTGAATAACTCAAAAACTTTTTCTGCTGTTTTCCAAAGTTCATTTTCAATATCTTGTGGCGCGCTTCTATGCAGCTTTTGTTCAATGACGTCTTTGGCTTTTTCCCATGCATCTTTTTGAGGCACTCCAAGAAATTTGGCAACGGCTTTTATATGCTTTTGCGGATCTTTTAACATGTCCGAATGTTGGCAAAATAGCACTGGGATTTCTGGATTTTCCACAAAAAACAAAGCTGCTTGAGTTGTCACATTTATATACATTCTTGGCGAGTGCTGTTTTTGTTCGACGCCCTCTAGTTCGGGGTTTCCTAAAAGTCCCTCTAAATTTTCTTGACTTTTTGCGACTTCTCTAGGGTTTCGAATCATGTATATTATCTTTGAAAAAAAGCGTGGGTCTGAAGGCAGTAAACCTTGTGAAACGATTTTCATACATTTTGAAATTTTATCGTTTAAAAAACCGTCAAGCTCTTCGCGCCATAGGCGATTCCATTGGATACCGCGAACGGCAAAACGACCATCTTCATAGAAGCCTTTTGGATTCATGATTTTTGCTTTTGCTTTACGCTTTTCTATTTCGGCTTTACGCTCTGTCCTTTTCTTTATATTGTCTTCTGTATTGTATAGATATTTCATACACGCGCCCGCCTTAGTTTCTTCAAACTCTGGCTCTTTTTCTGGCTCTGGCTTCTTTGCATAAACCATGCGCTTTTCGCCAATCAATTTGTGCAAAATATCTGACATGGCACTTGTGCCGCTGCGAGGACAACCGCTTATAATTATTAACCCTTTTCTCATGATTTCCCTTTTCATTCCTTTAAATTATACAGGCCAATCGGTGCCTTTTGCCCATGTATAAGTGATTCCGCTTATAGTGTGACTACTAAAGAATGCGCCTGTAATTAAATAATCTGAATATGTAGGCGCGGGCTGGCCAATTATTAAACCTAAACCAGAATAAACAACGCCCCCTTGCCCTTCCCAGTCATAGTTTGGCCCGCCTACTACTCTTAAAATATTAGACCAGCCGTTGAGAGGAGAACCACCAAAATACCTATGCAAATTTAAGGTTTGATAAGATACAGTATTGAAAATCCATTCATGAATAGCATGGGAGTTACCAACTACTCCACCAGTGGAAGCTTTTTGCTGCATATATGTCGTAGGACAAACGCATTTTTCGACTCCAGAATCTACTGGCAAATTCCAAGTTTCGCCAAGCCAATTAATGGTTCCAGAAGCCCCAACAACACTAACAGCCATTGAAGGGTCGCCACCGCAAAAATTTGGTGTGCATACGTTGGCTGGTGGTACGTCGCCGCTTTCAATACAATCGTCATCACCATCAGACACTTTGTCACTGCCATCGTCAATACAATCGTCATCCGATTGCACGTTGAAATTATGCGAATTTTTTACATTGGCATCATAGTCTTCAATGGATGCGTCAAAGCCAGTATTTTTTGTTAATAGACAAGTACGCATAACTATTAAAGAACCTTCCTCAATATTTGCATTACTTGTTAAATCAAAGAAAATTGGCGGTGGATCTGCGATACCTGCATTATCAATTTCAATATCTAATTCGGTAATAAAAGACGCACCATTATCAATGGAAAAATCTACAAAAGTATTGCCAGCAAATTCAAAACATATACGGCATTTATAGCTGCCAGAAAGTGCTGGTAAATCATATTCTACATCTATATCCAAAGGCTCAGATAATGGGTCTTCTATATCCCTTATAAGTGATTCATTTGCGAATATCGAGTCACTTACTGAAAGCGTCCCATGTTCCAGCGTTACTGGAAAGCCTTTTGCAATAATGTGCCCAGTTATTGTGAACACATCATTAAAGCGGAATTTGTTTGTAGAAAAATGATAGCCGTCACCAATAATATCAAAAGTCCAGCCAGCCGTGGCTTGTGGCTGAACGAGTAGGGCCAGGTCTTGAAAAGCTCCCTGCATTAGATTATTTGTTCGGCGGGATATCATTGTTTCATTCAAGCTATTCGTCATTATAAATTGAACAAATTTGCCCGCTGCAATTGGCTTAAGTTGTGGCGTACCATCTGCTTTTAACAGGTAATACTTTGAGTCAATGGCGCTATCAGGATCAACAGAAAAGGGCACCAAAAATTCGGCTGGTACATGCGCTAAAAGTGCTGGCGCAAACAACTCATTTGATTCCATAAATGCCTGTGCATTTCCATAATCTTCGTCATCATTTTCGTCTTCGTCGTCTTCATCTTCATCGCAATAAATTTTTGATCCATCACAATTATCTTTGCCGTAAATATGGCCGCGTTCATCCCACTTTAAATTTTGTGCAATGCGTATTAAATTGGCGTTTATCCACTCTATGACATCTGGCAAAGTGGTGCCACCGCTTAACTCATCACAACTAAATTCATTCGGGTCAAAACCCATGTGGCCCTCATAAGAATGAGGACAGGAAGCGAACGGGCCCACGTGCTTTATAGTGTAATTGTTTCCAGTCTTAAAACAGAATATCCACTTTTCACATTTAATAGTAATTTGCTCTGACGGGCCACTCGCGAAAATTTCTAGATGAACGTCGCCAGCGTGGTGCTGTTCAAGCCGTGCAAAACCTTTGACCTCGCTCAACGTGGCAATTGGATGATTTATTATAATTTTTCGATAATCAGGATCAGCCGACCAGTAAGCAGTTTTTGTATTTGTATAAGCTACTTCATCAAGTACATAAGATTTGTTTATTGCCCCCGTACCCTGTCCAAGACTGCCCGTAAATTCTTCTTTCTCTACTATGGTAACTTGTACCCCTAAATAGCCATCTTTGACGCTGAGATTTTCTGGCCCTAGTTTTGCTTCACCAATATTCGTTAAAATATCGCCGCCTTTTATCATGTGCCAGTCAGCTACTTTAGAGCCAGCGCTTTGACCTTCTGGCCCGTAAAGTACAAAGGCTTCAGGATTTGTTATTTCGCGTAATATCACCCATTCTTCAAGCTTTGTTTCATGATTGAAAATTATCTCTAATTGTACAATCATACCCGCTTGTAAATCGTCAAAATCTTTATGTCTTACAAGGTCATTTTCTTCATCGTCAAAAATTCTTAGAGGTTCGGCATCGGCCCACTCGTCATCTTTCCAGATAACCTCTTTTGCAGTCCACCAGCCAGCTTCTGGGTCATCCTTTGCCATCAAGCGCGCAAAAACCAGCTGTGTTTGTGCAATATCGACCTCTGAAGCAATAAAATTTGCACTCCGATGTTTAACGTTCTCGCCCCAACGAGTATTTGCTGCTATTCTTTCAGCGTCATTTTGCCCAAAAAATGGAATGTCTGGCATTTTTAAATCTCTTTAATTATTAGGGTTTGGAGCGAATAACGGGCCAAAATTGAAGTTAAAACCAAAGCCAAATGATTTATAAGTTTTAAAAGGTAAAAATACTCTACCTTCTTTAATGTCTTCAAATTCTAGCGCTTTGCCTCCACCATCCAAAGGCCACGCCTGAGAGCGTGGAGATTTTGCGGGCTTGCCTCCAGCAACTGGATAAATTGGCGTCAAAACATCGTCTACTAGTTCCCATCTATCAGCATCTAAGAGCTGCGCTTGCCATCCCTTATCTAAGGGGCCGCCGCCTGAAGACTCAAAATCTGGCACTTTCTTAAGTTGAAAGATGTGTGTTTGTTCCCATGTTGCGTTGCCAATAGAATGAACCTCATAGCTTGAAAATAAGATTTGATCTGCGTCACCCTTAAAACCAAATTCATTAAAACCAGCACCGCCAGCGTTAACCTTGCCGACATCGTCAACATCTGAAAATGTCGGATTTTTAGTAATAGTGCTTATCATTATCTGTGGAAAAAATCGAGTAATGCCAACTTTTATTGGATTTCCAGCACTGGAAACAATTGGCTTTCCATCATAATCGGCTTCAAGAATTATTTCTTCTGACCAGTTTGTCAGTGTTACGCTTATGACTTCAGTTGCACCACCACCGCCGCCGCCGCCGCCTATGCCTGAAGCGTCAGACACATTGTCATATACAGCCGTCATCATCCATTTTTTGCGGTTTGGTTGCTTGGAATTTAAGCGCTGGACATCACGAGATTTACAGATAACGAGTTGGTCTTTTGGATGTGGGTCACCAATCTTTGGAATTGCGCCAAAATTGCTATTTAATATTGTCGAGACGTCATCTATTTCAGCGCTTGTTTCTATTAATATTTCGTCAGTTAAATTGCGCGAAGCTTGATTATCTCCACCGTTTTTATTATCTCTTATCTGTGCATAAATTACGCTCATATTGACACCTGTACATGGTTTGCACTACTGGAGTTTGCGGCGATCTTTGCAACGCCTTCATTAATGCCTTTCAGCTCGGCTAATTGTTCCGCTTGAATCTCAACTGTCTTTGCTGGGTTAAGTAGGTCAAAAGCCCTTGAGCCTTGCGCCTGAGCCGCTTCTGTAAACGTCTTTATGGCTTGTTCTCTTGGTTCACGTATTTTTTTGGCTTTCTTTTCTTTTGCTGCTGGGGTTTTTAAGTCAATAGCTGCGTTTTCTTTGGTTTCATCTGTAAATCTTACATCTATTCCTTTGCCACCAAATACTTCGAAAGTAAGAAAGTTTTCTACAGATTTTTGAAGCTCATTCCATTCCTTTGCAAAAGCCTTGATTGCACCTGATAAGTTTTTTTCTATGAAGTCCGCCACTTCTTGTAAAGCTGGCACAAGTTCAACGACTATTTTGTCGATAATTTTCCCAAACTTTCGCTGAATTCGGGCAACTGAATCATTGAATTTTTCTACTGCTTGAAGTTGCTCACCAGATATAACAAGGCCCAATTCTTTTGCCTCTTCTTTGGCCGCTGCAACCGCGTCCCTCGCACCCTTGAAACTGTTAATTAACTCTTTACCTTTCTCACCAAAAAACTGAGTAGCAAGCGCCGCTTGTCTTGTCGGGTCTTCAATTTTTCCGATGGCGTCAGCAATTTGTAAATACATTCCCTCAAAGTTTTTGCCGCCCAAATCTTCAAGCGTCAAGCCTAATTCTTCAAGCCCTTTTTTACCCGTACCAAAACCCTGCTGAGCTTCGCCAATTGTTTTGGCAAACTTTTCTAAACCTTGTGTTGCAACTCCAAAAGCTGCGCCCGCGTCCATAGATGACTCTTCAAGAGCTGTTAAAAACTCTGGCGACACTTTTAATTGGCTGGCTTTTTTGGCCTTTTTATCCATTCTATCAAGAGAGGCGCTTACTGTGTCAATAGCCTTTTTGATAACCAGAAAAACACTAGCCGCTTTGGCTGCTGTAGCTGCAAAGACTGAGATAGATTTACTAGCGCCTTTTGTCTTCTTATTGAACTTGCTGGTGAAGGCTTGAAAAACTACACTGATTGATCTTTTAGCCATTGCGGTGACCTCCTAATATGCCCTTGCATTTATGAACTAAATCTGTGCCTGTTGGGTAAATTGGATCATCTGGAAAAACCATATAATCCATAACGCTATTCTGTTTATTTTTATTAATCCAAGGCAACAAAAAGTTTCTATTACTGACGGCATGGCGCAGGTCATCTTTGAAGTCTAAAAAGTATGTTTCACCGTAATATTTTGCCCACATATAAAACTCTTTTGTTGTCATGCTTTCTGTTAATTCTTTAATCGATTTACCAAGTTCTTTGGCCAGAATAAAATAAAATTCACAGTCTATGCCTGTTCCTTTAATGTTTTTTTTTCATCTGTTTTTTGATCAATCATAAAGAGCTCTTCAAGCTTTTCGATTAGTGGCACAGAATGCTTGTCTGGCATCATTGAAACAAGCTTTATATCGTCTTCATTTTTAAAGTCGAAAAGGTGGTTTCCTTCAGCATCACAAAGGATCATACAAAGCACCGTGCAAAGCCTTTGGTGCATGTCTACATCTTTGTTTTGCATAACCGCGATAAAGTTAGTGTCGAGCTGTCCCGACACCCTCATAAAGCATTTGTGTCCATCGCCTGCCACGACTTCCACAACACCTTCTTTTATGACTTTTTTTAAAAAATCCCTGTCCATTATTCAGCCCTTGCAATTATGTGCCATGCACTTTTTTAGTATTTATGGTGCGTCAGTTTCATCTATGAATGTGATATCTTTAGCGACTTTAAAAACAACCGTTCCCTGAATCAGATTGTCTTTCTGTGCAATCTTGGAAATGCTGTTTATATAGCCTTCAAAAGAATCACTAGCTGGTGTAACTGCCGCAGTTTCATTTTTTGGATATGTAAACGTGATTGTGTCAACCACTCCAAGGCCCGCATATAGCGCCACTTGGTCTTTCAAATTCCAGTTAACAAGACAGGTATAAGTTCCACCCTCTGCCAGTGTCGAAGGCACATACTCTTCATAACCAGTTGTGCTTTGGTCTGAACAGTTTATGTCTGCAATTGTAACGCCGTCTTGATTGATATCTACCAAGTTTAATATTATGGTTAAAGAGCCAAATGTGATTGTGACTCCTTGCCCTTCTTTTACGCCTGTTCCTGACATTTTTATGCCTCCAGATAGCTAATTATGTATGTTTGAGAAATGACACGTACCCCGTCTTCTGAGCCGTCAAAAAGTGCAAAATTATCTAGTTCATCTTCAAGTGTTGTGCTGCATAATTCTTCTTGATTTCCAACTTCACCAAAGAGCACATTTTGAATATTTAAGGAGCCAAAAACAGCCTTCGCTAAAATGACAGATTCGCCCAAAGTGGCCGCGTTGCATTCGACATCTACGCGAACTTTGCTGTAATTGTCATAGCCGTCTTGGTCATAAGAAAGCTCACGGTCGATAAATGAAAATTCTAGATAGGGCAATGGCTGGCCAGTGGGGACGCGTTGCGGGTAAATTCGAGTTCCGACAATTGCCGTGACTCCCGCGTCATTTGCTAAATGATAGTAAAGTTGTTCTCTCATTATCTGCCCTTTGAATGAAACTTTTTTAGCTCTATATCGGTTCTATGAATGAGGATTTGAATAGCCGCTTTTTCCCTTGCATTAAGTGCCCTTTCCAAGTACTGAAATTTTTCAACTTGCTTGCCCGCATACATAAAAACTCTGGTGCCTTTTTGTTCCGTGGATTTGTTGCCGCTGGCTGCCAGCGTTCCGATTTTGGCAAAGATTTGTTTGCCGCCCCGTCCTTTTCTGGTGTAGGTTTTCCACTTGATTGAACGCTTCAAAAAACCGTCTTTTACTGGCACAATGCCTTTCATATATTGGCCGATTAATCGAGCGCCTTGTGTTAGCGCTGGCCTGACAATTTTGCGTACCGTACCGTCTGCCAATGCGTTTAAATCACGGGCTATTTCTTTGGCTCCGTGTACTTTAAAAAAGTTGTTTGCGTCAGCCATTTGCTTTTGACTCCTGACGTGTACAAGAAAGAATCATCTTTTTGTCACGTTCATCGACATTATTTATGTCATCGATATTGTAAAAACGGCCCTTGTAAACAATCCGCATAGTTGACCTCATGCCGCCATCAAAACGAATAGTTATTTCACTTGTTAAAAGGCTGTTTACTTGGTCTTGGATCATGGTTTCAGAACCAGACAGAAAATTGATCTCACAGTATTTAAAAGAGTAGGTAACCCAATTGGCCACACTTTCGCCTATACCGTTTATAGTTTGGTCTCTTTCCTGTACCTCTATTTCCTGCCAAAGTTTCCCCGATTGCATTCCCATAAGTCATTAGCTCCCATAGTCAGAAGAAGGGGACAATAATGCCCACGTCATTTTGTTTGGTTGCCGTGGCGCGCTGGTGTTTGTTTCACGATATTCGTAAAGCTCCGCCAGTCGCATTAATAAGCCATATCTGAGGTTTTCGGGAACGTCAGTTTTGACTAAACCAAAGCCAGCCGTAAAGGTAATTTTTACCGCGTTTGGCTGAACTTGGACTGAAGGAAAAGACATTTCAGGAAGTAAATAAACCTTGTTTCGAATGCTGATATTATCGAGCCCGTATATAGTCGGGTCAAGTGTTTGCTCTGTTCCGTTCGCGTCTAAATATGTAATGCTAGAAACGCTATTTACTGTGCTGGTTGGAATCTGCATTTCAGCACAAAAATTGGGCAAATAAAACTCATACTCTGTTTGAATAAGTGTTCTATTTGTCCACGTTTCAACATCGATTCTGGCCGCTGTTATGAGGGCAGTAATGACTGGATTTTGTAAACTCTGGTCATAGCGAATCCATAGAGCCGCGTCAGCAAGATCTACAGGTTCCACCGCTGGCGGAGTTATAACTTTTAAGCCCATTACTGCCCGCCAACTTTACAGAATTACTTCGTCAATTAGTGCGCTTTGTGCTAGTGGCTCATAAACAGCATTGAAAGCCATTAATTCGGCCCCTGCAACTGTAGTTGTGCCCACTGTGATCAATTCCAGACCAACAAAAGCGAAGCCGTTTGTTACATCCATATCACCTTGATTAAAGTTGATAAGTGCGCTTCCTGCGGCTGTTAACTGAGTGATAGCTTTTAGTGTTTTTGCACCACTTCCCGCAGAGTCTGTCGCCTGTAAAACTTGGAAGTCAACAGACGTTTCCACGGTTCCAGCTCCAACGTGTGCCAACCAATTACAAGCCTGATTAACAGGGACGAAAACGGTGGTTGTTTGCGTAGAGGCTCCCGCTATAGCTTCAAAGCCCTCTAAATATGCAGCCTGTTGGCTTGCTCTAACTTTTACATATGAACTCATTTTTTTGCCCCTTAATTTGGATTAGGCATCGCCAAGAATTACGAAATTTGACAGAGGTTGCTTTGTAGTTCCGCCGTTGTTTTGTCTTGGGATATAAGGACTGTTATAAATGCTTGTGCCCCCGAAACGAGTTGTCCAACGGAAGGCGTGCTCATCGAAGTCAAAACGAAGGTGCATAGAAGTCGCAAACTTATCACCACCAACTTTTTGCAGAGCATAGTAAGCGGAAGGATTGACAAGATATACATCGCCAACATCGCCCAAAGCTTCACAATCTTCAGTGTTAAAAATCGGCTTGCCGAAAAGCATACCATTTGCGTTAACTGTGAAGTCATTTTGCCAAACTGGCTGAGTACCTACAACGAATTGCTGAACCTTGCTTCTGACTTGCTGATTCATCATCCAGAAACCGCCTGAAGGATTAAGAAAAGCCGCGTTCATTTGTGCTACGTCATCCGCGTCCACATCATCGGCTGTGCCGCGTGAAATAGTTGAAGTGTCGCCGCCATTGCTGAAACCTAGAGGTTTTGCAACACCGTCACCAAACAAAACAGCTTCCTGCTTTTTGATTCTCATAAGCTCTGGAGCTTTAGTTCTCAAGTCGCCTTCAAGCCCTGCAAAATCCGACAAATCTTCGTCAGTGACTTCTGTGTAAACATAGAGCTTGTCAACTTTTACAGTTGTCTTTTCATAGACTTCACGGCTCTTTGTAAGCTGTGCACCTTCAGCGCCCCAATAGGAGATTAAACCAACACCACCACCGCCGCGAGTTGTGGCCGCTGTTCTACGGATCTCTTTTGCGTTAAGAGACGTATTATTAACACTAATCATAGAGAACCAATCCGCTGACGCTTCACGGCCCAAAGTGTGGATTTCTGGGAGCAATTCTGCTGGTATCATTAAGCCATCATTTACAGTGGTGTGTGTGCCACCAGTCTGCATAATGTCGGCAATGTGCGCCAGTCGTGGGTCTGCTTGTAGATTCAAAGAACGGCCATTTGTATTCATGGCGATTGCTGCCATAAGTTCACCAGCGCAAGAAAAACCTTTTTTCGGGTCTTGTGTGAATGGATCTTTTACAATCGCAGCACCGCTTGAAATATTGCTTTGGGTCGACTTTGGTGCAGAAAATGAACTAAGTGATTTTTGCAAAGTTGCATGTCTTTTGTCATCGGCTTCAAGCTGTGTGAGCTTGGCCTGTTCGGCTTCAATAGAATCGAGCTTAGTGCTATAATCTGCCGATCCTTGTTCAATGCCTTCTAATTCACTCATTAAAGTTTTAATAAGTGCTTGTTGTGCTTGGATATTCATGGTTTAACTCCATAAAAAAAGGCCATCCAGACACGTGAAGACGCGACTTGAATAGCCTTAAATTTTTAAGTGATATGTAATAGAGGAATTATTCGAGGACAAGCCGCAATTTAACAGCTGTCGTTTCTACAGTATAAGCGCCCTTTTTATTGATTGCAACTGAATTAGTTCAGAACTATTAAATACTTTGCTTGATTTTGCTGGCCCTGTTTCCCTGTTCAAGGAATTTAAAAGCGCCGTTAATATCTTTCACTTGATCAACTAAACCAAGCTTTTTGGCATCTTTGAAAAAGAAGCTGGCCCCGCTTCGCGCCTTGCTTCCGTCTTTCATGTCGGCTTCTGGTCTGGCCCGCTCAACAGCTTCAGAAAAGCCCTCTTGAATTTCGTCAACTTTTTCCTGAACCATTTCAACAATGGCTGGAGTAATTGGCGTGCCCATCATACCCGCGCCTTTTAATGGCCCTGTAGCAATCTTAGTGACGTTTATACCTGCCATTTTCATGGCTTCAGTAAAGTCGCTTAAAACCGTGACTGTTCCAATACTGCCCGTTTCGTTTAGCTTATCCTCTACAAAAACATTGCCTGTTTGAGAACCAACAAAAAAAGCAGCGCTGGCCATCATTCCAGTATTAACCGCCGCCGTGGCCTTTTCGCTTGAAAGGGCTTGAACCATCTCAGCCAGAACATGTATTTTCATGGCTTCGCCGCCGCCGCTGTTTACGTTAAAGACAACACTTTCAATTTTCTTATCTCTTCGTACATCGTCAACAGCTGCCATTAATTCTTGAGTACTTACAGCGCCAAAAATTATTCTGTCTATTAAGTCTGGATTAAACACCATAGGGCCGTCAATTGAAATCATGGCACGGCTGCCCGACTTTTGCAAAACGGGCTCAAAGTTCAAGCTCATTTCACGTTCATCACTGGCCATTTTCACAATTATCTTGTCAATTTTTATATCTATTCCCTTAATGGATTCAGATTTTTGAACCATCATAGCAAGGCTTAATTCATCAATCATTAAATATGGGCTTTTAAACATTTTTTAACTCCTAAGTTATAGATACGGAAAATTGGCCTGATGAAGGCAGTTTTATGTCGCTTGTAATAGTTTGAACGGCTGAGTCAGTTATCAAAGTTGCGCCCACGTCAATAGTTAAAGTCGTTACGGTTTTTGGGAGCTGGGTTTTGGTAAGGTCAGTGACTCCGCCAGTTAATAGCAAAGCTGATATTGTGCCACTAGCAAAACTGTTATAGATGCCACCGCTTATTTCTCCTGAATTGAGAGTACTTACAACTAAGCCGTCATAGTGATTTAATGAGCCGTTTTTAACAAATGCGGTGCCTGTTATACTGGAGCTTAATGTCATTACTCCACCATTTACCGTAACATTTGAAATTGTGACATTATTGCCAATATTCAATGATCCAAAATCACTAATTATTGCAGTGTCCAAAGTAGACGCGTTTTCTGTATCGTCAGAAATAGTAGCTGAACCATTAAACATGTCAACAGTCGTGCCAGCGTTCAACATTCTTAAGCGCATGGCTTGCCTGTTTGGATCTCTGGCAATTGAGCCAGAATTGAAAATACTAATGGCGCACGCTGTAGTACTGCCAAAGTCTAAATTTAGCCGCTGCGAACCTGTCTGCGTGCCGATATTTGAGCGCCTTTGTCCAAGTTGTGCCGTGGCCGCTGCAACCTGCAAAAATGCGGCTTGGTTTGAACCAATAACACCTGTATAACTCTGATCAAAAGTTATGCTATTTAAGATAACTAATGATTGATCAAAACCCGCCAAAATATCCTGAGAATTATCCGCAAAAATTACATCATCACCGTTAACGGGTACGCCTGACGGTTCCCAGTTATCCGCTTCACCATAGTCACCGACAAAGCCGCTGGCTGTTCCTATCCATTTTTTTGACGCCATTTTTTGCTCCTTTAATCGCTGATTCTTACTAAGGTGTATTTATACTCATAAATTGTGACCGTCCCGCCCGTGGCTACTTCTGCCACATATGCCAAACTTATGGTGTGTGCTGCGGCTGTCAGTACTAGGTTATTAACCCTATAAGAAAATGGGTTATTTGAAGTGCCCGCTGGAAACTCAACGGCAATATTTGAAATAGCACCTGTCAAAATGCTGGAGCCGTCAACCTTTGGAATAAAAAGGGCGCTTTTTGGCGAACCCGTAATATTTGCAGTCCATAAAACTTCAAGTCTGTAAGTGCCTGCAAGTAAAGTAGGCGTTGTAAAAGTGGGGCTCGTTCCGTCTCCCGAATATTCAACAAAACTGGGGTTTGCATTTGTTGTGGATCTTGTCGTCTCGTCAACGTCATTAAATTCAACGGGGAATTTATATGTACCGTCATTGGCTAAAAATTTGTCGCCTTGACTACTGTTATCCAGAACAACCGCATTTATGCCCTGTTGAGTACCCCAGCTTGTTAAAAAAGTAGAGTTAAAAGAAGGCGCTATATTTTGATAGAAAAATTGACCAGGAGCATTAGTTGGGAAAATTAAAGGGCCGCCCGTTGATAGCTGTGTGCTTGTAATAACAATAGCCGAAGCAAAGGTGTCAAAATTAATACACGCAGCGCCACCACTCATTTCGATTGCGCCGCCATGATAAGTAATGAGACTTGAACCGCTAAACCTAGCTTGACCTTTTAGAAAAGTATTCTTAAAAAATCCACTAGCCGTGCCAGTCATTTGAAGTACAGTGGCGTTTGCACCTCCATTACCATTTCGCCTAAATTCACCATTATAAATATCAAGGCTCATTGAATCTGTAATGACAGCTGGCCCCGAATTATCCAGCATTGTAATTCTTACGTGTACGCGTGAAGCAAATGTGCTGTCGCCATGAGTATTAGTTAATAAAAGAGGCGTTACACCACCTGAGCTATTTATAGTTGTTGCGTTTGCCCATAAGATTGTCGATTGATCCCCAGTAACAGAAACTTGCCCGTTAATTTCCATTCCTTGTAAAGCAAAAACGCTTTCAACAGTGGGCGAATAGGTCAAGTTTCCGAATAGCTGTGTACAGCTAGAGTTTCCAGTAAAACCGATAAGAGAAATACAGTCGTTAACTATTAAAACATTTTCAGTATATACCCCAGCTAAAACAATAATGTTTGCTCTTATTCCTGCCAATTCTGCGGCATCTACAGCCGCCTGAATTGAAGTAAAAGTGGAATTAGTAGCAGAAGATCCCACGACATAAGGATAAGGCGAAGCTCCGCCGCCGCCACCGCCGCCGCCGCCGCCAATAACTGAGCCCGACAAACCGCGTAAACCGCGCTGCCCTTGAGGGCCTTGAACATGGCCTGAATTTTCCTGTGTGCCGTCTGTGTAATCTATTATTAAATCACCTTTTCTATTTACAAAGGTGTTAACGATCCCGCGCCCGTCTTCCCCGTCATCGCCGTCTTCCCCTTTTTCGCCCTTGTCGCCCTTGTCGCCCTTTGGCCCTTGTTTACCGATTTGACCAGCTTCGCCCTGCATACCTGCCAAACCCCGCTTTCCTTCAAGGCCAATTTCACCCCGTTCGCCAGCTTCGCCAGTTTCGCCAGCTTCACCATCTCTGCCCAAAAACATATCAAGAAAAGTTTCTTTTTTCGCTTCATACTTTTCGGCTTGTTTTATTTGACGCAGTTCACTTTCAGAGAGTAGTTTATTTTTTGAATACTTCATGAAATTTTCTTCCACCCCATAATTGTAAGTTGATATTGGCCGTCGTCACCATTGCGAATTTCGCCAATTGTTGGCGCGTCTTCAATCCCTGTAATATCTGACATAAGGACTTCAATTATTTTATTTGTTTGTCCTTGGTAAGTTGGCTCTTTGTCGCCTGATGAAAATTCTTTTGACATCAATAAAAATTCATTATCTTCAAGATGTTCTTTTTTCAAAATGTTACATAAATAAGTGGAGTGAATCTTTAGACATTCGGCCAGCTCGTTTTCAAACTTACAATAAAAGCCTTGCATTATTTCAAGCTGTCTTTCTGGAGTCTTTTTGCTGGCGTCCTGATGTGTGTAAAATTCTTTCTTGGTAAGGCGGTCAATGCTGTTCGACATACTTGGTAGATAAGCGCTTATAACGGCTGTCTGTGCCACTTGGCTAGGGTCATCCTCGTTAGTACCTTCTGGCGCTGGCGCTTCACCTTGTGGGGGCTCCTCTGTGCTTTCTGGGGCATTTTGTTCCCCTGCTTGAGGCTCCGCAGGTTCTTCAAGGGCCTTTTCTTTGATTTCGTTGTCTAATTCTGCTGACGTTTGGCCTTCTAAAAGTGGTGTAAGATTTAAAGGAATATAACGAACGTCACCACCTTCGTACTCTGGTAGACCTTCAGCCAATGCAATTTGATTTCCTGACATTGAACCAGTCGCAAACAATTCCTTAAACAATTGGCCACGGGCTTTTGAATCGCCACGCAATAAAGCTTTTTCATCAAAGTCTATAACTGTGTTGTCTGTTCTATGAAATTTGAATTTTAATTGAACTTCAAGGCGTCTAATCCAAGGGGTCAAAGTGTCAGTTGAATAATTAATGTTTTGCTGTTCCACATTATTAAATGTGCTTTTGGTCATGTCCATTAATTTGTGTGGTGGAATTCTGAAAATGCGCGCAATCTCTTCAACCTGAAATTTTCGAGTTTCTAAAAGTTCCGCGTCAGTACTGGACATTTGCAAACGATTGAATTTAAATCCTCTGTCTAAGATACCCATTTTATGAGCTTTAGAAGGGCCGCTGAATTTACTTTCCCAGTCTTCGCGAATGTGTTCTTTTTGTTCTTTATTAAGTGCTTTGTCTGTTTCTAGTACAGCGCCGATACTCAAATTATTTCCAAAAAATGCCCCTGTGAAATCCTGAGCCGCAATACTAATTCCCAGACTTTCAGCGAAAATTTCCCCGACAGAATAACCGACAACCCCGTTGCCCATACCTTTTAAATGTAAAATCTCATTTTCCATTAAAGATATTGTTCTATTTTTCTGCTTTCCTCGTTGGTCGACTTCGGTGTTTGTCGTTATCGTATAAACTAAAATGCCGCGTTCATCCCGTGAAATTGTTACCCGTGTCGGATGAATCAAAATTAACTGAATATCACCCAAACTATTTTTTATGATTTCCGCGTATCCATTGCCAAAAGTCAACATCCATTGTACAAGCGTTTGAATGCCCGTCATTGAATCCGTTTCGTCATTGAATCCAAAACGCAAGGTTTCTAAAAGTGGAGTATTTAAAACAGGCTTCTTTTTGCCTTCGCTGTCGATCTTGAAAAAGTTAATTGGTAGTTTTGCAATGTCTTCAGATATGGCGCGAACTGCACACCAATAAGCCGCCAATTGGAAAGCGCTTTCTGAAGTTACGGTAATATTTGCTTTTGTGGGGTTTATGAATCTTTGATATAAGGTCTGGAGAAATCCGCCATTCCATAAAAGGCCGTTGCTGCTGGAATCATAAAAACCATCGCCTGATTGCATGGGTTTTTTCTTGCGCTTAAAGATCTCAAAAAAGTTCATAGACAACCCATTATAAAATTATTTGCTTACTTATATATACACATAAAAACAAACTTTTACAGAACTAATTCAGAATGATTCATAAATACTTCAGTGTCATAAAACTTGCAATACCTACATTGTAGGTACTATATTAGAGTAGAGACAAACAATAAAAGGACAAAAAATGATCTTCTCACTCTTAACAATCGTAGCCCTCGCAACTTACAAATTCATACTTTCAGTTCCAGTTTTTCCACCGCGATAATAACAATTCAATAACAATGAAAACAACAATAATAACAACAAGGAAAATTATGACTAACATGTACAAATACTCAGTAAAGAGAGAATTCGCGGGAAAGGTCGGAGACGAATCAGCAAGCTACCAAATAAGTAAACCTGAAACAGTGGCCCAATATTTAAAGCTAATGGGACTCCACGAAGACGAACAAGAAAATTTTGTAGTCCTTTTTCTGGATACCAGAAACAAGGTTAAAGGTTTTGACAAAGTAACAAGGGGGCTGGTTGACAGGAGCCACGTACACCCAAGGGAAGTTTTCAGAGCCGCCATTATCGCGGGAGCTTCAAAAGTAATACTCTGCCATAATCACCCCTCTGGGGACTGTTCGCCATCCAAACAAGACTTGACATCTACAAAGAACCTCTGCGAAGCTGGCGAAATCATCGGCATCAAAGTTTTAGATCATGTGATAGTAGGCGAAAAGCTGGGAGAATTCAACTGGCTTTCAATGAGAAATTCTGGTCAATTCCCCTCATAATCAACACCTTACGACATTTACCTAAAGTGAGGCGGTTCACTTTAGGTACTCTTTTGCTTGACTTTCAAAAATAGTGGTGTGTCATAAAACTTGTAATACCTACATTGTAGGTATTATATTAAGGTATAGAAAGAAACAATAAAAGGACAAAAAATGAGCTACTTAACTTTCACAATCTTAATAAGCATTGCCGCCCTGACCTACAGACAAATTCTAAAAGTTAAAATTTACAACTTTAAATAAAACAAGGAAAAGAAAATGGAAAAACTACTCTACGCAGCACACAGAAAAACAGAAATAAAATTGTACCTAACATCAATGGCCGCTTACGCCTCTAACCCTTCCACAACTCCAGTAAATATGCTGACTCTGGAAGAGGCCAAAGAAGCCGCCAGAGACGAAAGCAAAAAGCTAACTTTCAGACAAAAGGAGATTAAATAATATGAATAAGCAACTGACAATAAAACAGGCAATAAAAGATTTTTCTTATGAGTCTCCAATGGCTCTGGCCCTGTACCATATGAATGTAATTTACTGGGATCTTTTAAAGTACTTTCCAGAGAAAGACGTAAAGAAGATAACAAGCCTTAAAACAAGGTTCATTGCAAGAGGTGCGGGAGCCTTCGCCTACTTAAAGGGATTCATTGACAGAAGATACCCCGAAACAGCTCACTTTTTCAGACTTAAGCAAGAAACCATTTGCGGCCTGACAGTAATTGAAATCACACATAAATCTTAGAGCTTTAGAAAGCCCTATCTAAGCGCGCTATTTTCCCCCAACTTCATAGCACTCTCTGGCCCTCACTGTTTACCTTGTAGGGCCGTCGCTGTGCCCTGTGCTTCATTTTATTGCCCCGCTTGCGGCTATTTTCCCCCTACAGTCCAGCCCTAATTCAATACGTGTGTCATAAAACTTGTAATACCTACATTGTAGGTGTTATATTAGTATTAGAAAGAAACCAACCAAAAGGACAAAAAATGACTAAACTAGACCTAATCAAAATGAGCATTAAAGAAATCTTTTTCTTCTGGAGTGAATCACAAGTAATGGTAGACGCTTTTGAAGAAAGCCAGCCAGCCGATTTAGACCTTTTCATTGAAGCCTGCACTCAAGGAGCCATTGAAGCCGACGGATGCGACTGCTACCTGAAAACTAAATTTAGAGTCACATTTCAGAACGGTATCGAGAAAGTTTTAAGAATAGATCTTGAGCAAGACGAAAGTTGCCCCTTAGAACTCATAAGTCACTACATACCAAACAGCTAGAAAAAACACCTGTAATAGATTCTATTACAGGTGATTCTTTTAAGTCCCTTTAAATCAAGCAGTTGCATTCATTCCTAAGCTAAGGGGTGTTACTTTAGGAACCGCACTCATTCAGAACGTGTGTCATAAAACTTGCATTACCTACATTGTAGGCATATATTATAGTATAGAAAGAAACAGAAACTCAAAAGGAAAACCAAGATGAAAAACCTAAAAAAACTTCTAAACCTCGCTCAAAACATACTAACAGTAATCACAGATTCAGAATGGAAAAAAGAAGTCGGAAACCAAAACTTCGAGTTCGGCCGCAAAACAGAAATGGAGACAAAATAATATGAACATCTTCGACCTAAACAAACTAATCAGCGCCATCGAAAATGGCGACGGAACCATGAAAAACATGCTCCCGTTTTACCGCAACATGAAAAAGGATCTTATGAAAAAGCTTTCAACTGGGATTCAAGAAATAATCAACCAAGGGAAAAAATAATATGAAAAAATTTACCGAAATCACATTCACAGTTCCAAGCTCTTTTTTAAGCCTCTTGCTGGGGGGCGATTATAATTGGTCTCTTAATGATCAAGATATTGAAGATACCAACAGTTTTATAAATCACGTAAAAGAGACATACGGACACGCTCTTTTTAGCGGTTCCAAGCCCGCTGGAATGAAACCCAGAAACGACATTAACAGCATGTTTGCCGACTGCTCAACAATAACATTATTAATAACTGATTGAAAAGCTCTACAAAGTAGGCTATCATTATCAAACAATAAAACAGGAAAATAACAATATGAAATACTTACTAATACTTTTAATATTCACGCTGTCAGCCAGCGCCCGTGTAGGTGAAACAAAAGCGCAATGTGACAAACGCTATGGTAAACCTATAAATGAACCAAGAAAAGCAACTGAAAACCACCCTCCAGTTTACGCATACAAAACAAAGGACTGGAAAATCTATATAGCTTTTGAAAAAGGTAAAGCAATCATGCTGACTTATTATAAAGCTGACGGCAAAAAAAATATAACAAAAGCAATTGGTGAAACTATAGCAAAAATCAACCTGCCTAATGTAAAATGGGGCCGTGGCATTTTTGGCAAAACTATCTCAGTAGATAAAAGGTATTTCAAAACTATAGAGTCTGATGCTATTTCAATCACTGACTGGAACGGGGTTGCTACATATAGAAAACGCGTAAGCTCTAATTATACAAAGGGGCTATAATATGAAATACTTACTAATACTTTTAATCTTCACGCTGTCAGTCAGCGCCCGCATTGGCGAAACAATAGAAGAGTGCAAAAAGCGCTATGGTAAAACAACCATAAAAACCAATAAGCATCAAATGAAGTATGCGCAGTTTTATAAAAACAACTTCCATATTTTATGTCTTTTTGATGATGATAAATGTGCCTATATAATTTATTTAACCAAAAGACGAAATTTCAAAAAAGGAGAGGAAGAAAAAGCTCTTGATGAATTGGAGAAAGTAAACGCTCCTGACAGCAAAATAGTCAGTTATGGCTGGTGTTCCTTTACTAATTTATGGGGCTTGAAATACTTAGAGTTCTTTGATAAAAAGCTGGTTGAAATAAAAACAAGAAACACCTTTGGGCACTCCGTTAAAGTAAAAGCCGTCTATGGCCTGACGCGTGAAGAAATCGCATTCAGCTTCATAAATAAAAAATTCAAATCCAAGCTATATAAAATCCAACAAGAAAATATAGAAACGCCAAAATCTGGAAAAACAGGAGGTCTATAAAATGAAAGAAGAAACAGAAGAAACAAGCAACGCAGCACTTATAAAAGAATCGCGTAAAGAATTAGGATTAACACAAACCGCATTAGGCGAAAAATTAGGCGTAGGTTTAAAGGCCGTCCAAAGCTGGGAATATGGCGAACGCAATCCCTCAAAAACTGTTTTGATGATGCTGAAAATGTTACTAGGTAAAAATAAAAAATAAAAAAAAAGAAATATTATTAAATCTCAAAGCCGCCTTTTATGGCGGCTTTTTTTATTGTCTGATTTATAAAACTGTCTCATTTATAAGACAGTTAACAGCATAAACGTCCTAAAAATGATACACTTATTGGCCAAAATACATAATACAACCTAAAAAACCTGTACAAAATCAAACTTATATGATTGTTGCTTTTTGTTGTGTCATTATTAAGCACAAAATCATAGTTCTGAATTAGGTTAGTAAAGAGGCTTGTAAAATAATGTATCTTCATATAGATTCATAACCCTTAACACAGAAGAACACAGAAAAAACAATAAATACTAGGGTTAACAATGACAAAAGCGCCGACTATGATTAAGCGCACCAAATCCGATGGTGTGATTTATAAAACCAAAAAATACGACATCTTCAAAAAGCAGAAAGGCAATAGACCAGTCAAGCCGTGTGACTTCGAAAGCCTACAGGCAAAAGTAGAAGCTCGAAACCTTTTAAAATATTTCCCTGTTTTGATCAATGAATTATATGAAGTAATTGACGGACAGCATAGAGTCGATGTAGCCAAGGCCCTTGGTTTGACGGTCTTTTATATGATGATACCTGAAGCCGATCTAGTAACCACCAAAGATATTAATGTGACTGGCAAAAAATGGACGCGTGAAGACTTTTTAAATTCTTTCATTGAACTTGGTAACAAACATTATATTGAAATCGATAAATTCATAAAAGAAACAGGCAAGCGCTACAGCATCGCCACGGCTGTATATTTGTTTACTGGATATAATGACAGCAATGCAAATAAAAGATTCATCGAAGGTCTTTTTGAAATCACTAAAGAAAAGAGAATACAGGCAAAAGAGATAAACGAAATAGTTGATATGTTTGAAGATGTTGGGGAAAAACTGGTAGGCTTCACGCATTTCATTCGCTGCGTTCGATATATGCATTTAAGGAATGTTGCTGTCCGCTGGGATAGATTAGTTGAAAAATGTTGCTGCAATATCAACGTCATCAAAAGCCTTCCAAATGACTCAAGAAAAGTACGTGACATATTAGAAGAAATCTATTCTCAAGGAATGAGAAAACGCGCTAACTTTTCAAAAGAATTATCAATATGAGTAGTCAACTTTCAAAAATAGAAATGGAAAAACTGGCTTTGGACGGTGTTACTTATGCTGACATTTGCCGCTTAGCGTTCCCTGACAAGAAATATAAAAATCCAGCTTCCACAATAAATAAAATTATAGGGCCAAAAGGCAAACTCAAAAGCGGGCCTCTGCTGGCTCCATTCAAGGCCATCGACAAAGATGACGTAGAAGGGCAGGAAAGTAGCTTAGAGGGCGCTGAAACGGCTTCTGAGGATGAAATAAGGGATTATAACCGCACCAGTTGGGCCGAACATTATGACGTTATTGGCCCGCTCTTAAATAAAGGCAAAAGTTACCGCCATTGTTATGAGCAAATTACAGGCACTCAAAATACTGGTGTCAGCTCTGGAGCTGGCTTGAATACTCATATAAATAAAAAGTTTGGCGACAAAGAAAGATTCTTACTTTGGTTCAATAAAGAAGAAGAAAAACAATCTGATAAAATCAGGTACAAACTAGAGCAAGAAGCCAAAGAATTATTAGCTGAAAAAATGCAAAAAGAAGTTGAGAAAATCAATTATAAAATGGTTGATATGAAAAAGGAAAATCTGACTTTAAAAGTTGTCCTTGAATTATGCCGAACGAAAATGACAAGGAAGAAAGTAGACGAACTCGAAAAAATAGCGGGCTTGTTTGTCAATAATTTTAAAACTCATGATAATGCGTCTCTTGAAAGCATTAAGTCAATAGTTGCCGCTCTAGAATCTTATTTGACAGCGCCAATGGAAAAACCAGTAATAGTTTGAAGACAGGGGATGCCGCCACGAGTGCAGAAATAGCATTCGTGGCGGTCTGCTTTTAATATAAAAATAGGGCAAAAAATGGAAAATATTTTATGTAGTTACGGCGGCTGGCTGGAGTGTTGCCGCGAAAGATCAAAAATGGGCTTGCAGGAATGGGCTTTTTGCCTTGACCTTAAAACGGATGTTTACAATTCAATAATTACTGGCGATTTTTACCCTGATGAAGATTGGCGACAAAGCATATTTACATCAATCGCAAAAATATCACTTAACGGAATTCGATGACCGAAAATAAAACCATAGATTGTATCGTTTATGGCAATGGGAACAAGTTCAAAACAGAGCTCTTCCAGCCAATAAAAAACAGAGAGTATATTAAATCGCATGGCGGCTTATGGTCATCGCCAATAGTGAGCGCACACGGCTGGAAAGAAGCTGCCCCACAAATGGATTTAGGCGATTTTGAAACCAGCTTTAAAGTTCGAGTAAAAGGGAAAATATTTACCATAGATGCACTCGAAGATCTTGAAAGATTTGAATATCAGGAAATGGATTATGGCCCGTTTATGGTCGATTTCTGGCCCGACTTTGAGGAGCTTTTAGAGCGTAAATATGTAGCCGTTCACCTGACTGAAAAAGGCCAACGGGAAACGCGCCTTTCTCACCCCAGAAATCTATACGGCTGGGATTGTGAAACGGTTTATATAATGGATTCTAAAAGTGCAAAGCCAATATGATTAATATTCACGAGCATTTGAACCAATTCAGGCTTAAATCTGGCCCTATGGAATCAACAGATAATGAGGGCTTAATGGGCTGCTTTCTAATACCGACAGAAAAACCAAGCCGTAAATTATGGGTTATTTCAAGTGGTGTCTGTGAGCTTTCAGGCTGGGAACATGTGAGCGCCCATGTTAACGAAAGAACCAGCAAAAAACGCGTTCGCCTTTCTACTCCAACATGGGATGAAATGTGCTTTTTAAAGTCAATGTTTTGGGATGACAAAGAATGTGTAATACAGTTTCACCCGTCAAAATCAGAATACGTAAATTGCCATGAACATACACTACATTTGTGGAAACCAATAAACCAAGAATTTCCAATACCGAATAAAATATTAGTTGGGCCGATATAGGGGGAAAATATGTCTATTGAATTAAGTGCAGTTTCAGAAATTATACAACATGAAATAGTTGAGTTTTACAAAAAGTGGAAAGGTGAAGACTTGCCACCTGTCGCCGTTCTATATGGCGGAATAAATAAAATTGTAGTTCATCCCTTCATGTTTGACACTTCAGTATATCAAATTTTAGAGAAATTAAGGAAAATTACGGATGCTGAAAAAGACGTTATAGTTGCTGGGATTTCGTCTGAAGTTTACATGAAAGAAATAAAAGATTCTACACAAAAAAAAGCCCTTGAACAGTATAATGAATTAGGCGGATTAAATAAAGATAATGCCAAAGATAGCCTAATGATAATGTTATGGAAACGCGACTCCAAAGACCAATTTTTTGCTGTAGCCGAAATAGAAAAACCAAATAATAAAATCGGCCCGTGGATTGAAACACTAAAAAATACCATTGGCAAAATCCCAGAATTTAAGGTATTCGCATGAATAAAGAAAAAGCCATTTTCCAGCTGGGTTATTGCATCGGCATCATTTTCAAATATCGAACAATCATAAAAGATTTCTATAACAATACAAAGCACTTAAAAGATGCCAAAACAATTACTGAAGACGAACAAAAAAAGATAAGCGAAACCTTAAATAATGCCGCTGCTGCGCTCCTTGATGAAGACAAAGAATTAACCATGAAGAAACCGACTGGAATGACCACAATTACATTTACCAAAAAAGAACAAAGAGACGCGGCTTTTTGCATACTGGCAGAAGGGCGTTTTAATATCAATTTTAGAGTATTAGACTTAAGCTATGAAATGTTCGGTGATAGTGATGAAATTAGTATGTTTTTAAAACTTTTAAGTCACCTAAATCCAAGAGTAAAAGAAACATTATGAGCGAGCACAGTAATGAGCTTTTTTCCTTTAGCGATAGCTTTAAATTATTAGTAGAATCTAGTCCGCAGGATACTAAAAAACTATTAAAAGATATGCTGTTATATTATAAGAAATTATACGGCGATTTAATTCAATCGCAAAAAGATGACAACTCGGTTACGTATAGTTTTTTAATGGCCATCGATGAGCAAGTTCAAAAGCTACTTAAGGCAGAAGATACGCCGCCCACATGTAAAAAGGGCTGCCACTTTTGTTGTTATCAACGGGTCGCAGTATCAAAAACGGAAATGGGACTAATAATAAAAGCCTTAGAAGAGTCAAAGGTGAATATAGATATCGGAAACCTGATGGCCTATGATACCAACCACGACCGTAATCCTTATGAGTTAAAACGGTGTCCACTTTTAGGCGCTGATAACTCTTGTATTGTTTATGAATATAGGCCAGCCGTTTGCAGGATATTAAACGTAAAAACAGAATCCAGCTTATGTGATATAAGGCAAAGTAATGAAGTCCAGCGCATGATAGCCGCCGAGGCTGAGGCTATTTTGGCTGGTATGTGGTCTGCTCAAAATATAGAAGATGTTTCCAGTATACAAGAATTATTATTAAAGGGGCTAAAACCATGATGCATAGTGATAGACAAGAAGATCCAAATACTAAAGAAGAGCCAGATATTGAATCGGGCCACCTCAAAATTAACAGAGCACAATTAATGCATTTAGGACAGCAGATCATACGCCTTGACGAGATACTAACAAAAGAAGAGAGGCCAAACTCCTTACATTTCTTTAGTGGCGAACATTCGAGAATGAAAATCGAAGCTATAAAGGCGGCGATTATGTTCTTAAATGATGTTGAAGAAATTGCCACATGTATCGGGATTTTAAATGATGCTTTAAGTGGACAAGATTCATAATGAAAAAATAGCGGTTAAAGGAATCGAACCTTTCATTTCTTGGTTATGAGCCAAACGGCTTTCCCAGTAGCCTAAACCGCATCAAAAAAAACGTCCTGACAAGGAACGCAAAAGTTATAATTTCATTTCAAGTGATGTAAACCTTTGCAGCATTCAGAACTAATATTATCATACTGAGAATTTTCAGATATTCAAGCCGCTTAAAACATCGAATAATCGTCAGATTCTAGTAAGGCCGTCAAATCCTCTGACTCATTGAATAAATAGCGGTTGTGAGCCATATTAAGGGCCGCTACAAAGTCGACCTTTGCCAAAGTGGAATCCTTGCCCTGTGGCTTAACTAATTTGATTAGGCCGCCGTCATATTCCTTCTGTGTGGCGTTGCCTATTTGCCAGTCAGCACAGTCATTTCCTTCATGCCGAAACCGATCATCTAAAATACATACAGCGATATCCTTTAGAGCTTCAGATAAATTTTTAGGGCTTTGGTTAACCTCTACCATTGGTATGTCGTGATCACTGTAAAGACTCTGACAAAGTTCAGTAGCAAAACGCGGGTCATAGCCAATTTCTATTGGTGTAAATGGCTCCAACATTTCGACAATATCATTCTACCGTTTTAAAATCAATGCCGTTTCCTGAAGTGGTTTTTATATAGCCATCTTCAATCCAATTTTTCGACCTGTAAAACCTGATTTGTGGATGCTCTTCAGGAATCCACATTTTGGTTAAAACATGGATCTTATCGCCAAAAGGAAACAGCAAAACGAAAGTACAAAGGTCGTATTTAAAAGCCAAATCCAGACCGCCATAACACTCAAGGCCAGTTAAATCAATGTCCTGGGTATTTTTGCACTTTTTCCAGCGTAAAAAGTCTAAAAACTTGCTCTCTGCCTGAGTTTGTATGTTTAAATAAAGCCGCTTAAAGCTGTTTGTATAAGTCGGGTCAAGTTGCGCCTTTTTGACTTCACGCTTATAAAAATCAAGAGGAATACTTTTGCCACACATTGGATTACATTTGAACCATGATTTTTCTGCTGTCCAATCTTCTGTTTTATCCAGATAATAAAGGACAGGTAAAAAGGTCGAATCATCGGTTAAATTTTGGGCAACATTCAAGCTATGGTTAAATTTGTCATTACATATAGAATCTCTATTATAATCAGCCGTGGTAATAATAATATTAAGCGGGCTTTGTCGCATACCCATCGATGTAACAATTGCTTCATATAAAGCCGCGCCTTGTTTTTGCTTCCAAGTGTGAATTTCATCCATAACAGAAAACGAAACATTTAAACCGTGGTTTCTGTCACCATCGGCCGTCAAAGGTAAATATTCATTAAGTTCATTTTCAGATATTATCTTTCGTGGATTTGCCAGAACCTTAAAACGTCTATTTGGGTTTGTGTTGTCTGGATCTTTTAATGGGCTTTTGTCACTTAATAAAGAAATTCTAATTGGCTTATAAATTAAACTGGCCTGATCACTGGAGCCCGCGACACTTACAACCTGTTTTCCTTTTTCAGAATCCAAAACCAGATAAGCCACGACAAGAGCAGAGCAAAACATGGATTTACCGTTTTTCCGTGGGACATATATAAAAGCTTCTGTATATCTACGTTTTCCAGTTTCCTTATGAAGCAAACAAAACAAGGCCGCTAAAATATCACGTTGCCACTTTTCCAAAATTAACGGCGTTCCTGTCAGTTCACCTTTTACATGAAAAACGCATGATTGAATTACCGCCAGATATTTTTTGAATGTCTTTTCACAGAAATAGTACTGGTCTGCATCTTCACTAATATTTGGATCATAGCCCGATGGAAAATCAAAATCATAATCATACATAAATATTTGCCCTTATTCATCGTTCAAAATATCCAGAATAGTTGCGGCTTTACTGTTTCCGTGGGGAATTTTTGCCGCTCCGCCAATAAGCTTGTAAGTGCTTAGACTTTTTGAATGTCTTGACATTGGAGTGCCGCCAACTGCCGATAAAAATTTATGATATTTGCCCTGTTGAATTCCAAATTCAGTTAGTAGATAATGTGCATATTTGTAACCGCGTCTTTCAGTCACATAATTATCTTTTCTGATTATGGTTAACATTTCATTTTTCATACGGAATGACTCTGCTAATTGGTCAACCGCCAGAATGTCAATTTCGGCCATCATTGCCGCCGCCATCAACTGCTCTATAACTCGTTCTTTGAAAAGAGATTCTTTTTCCTTTGGTGTAAGATTCATTTCTTCAATCTGTTCACCTAAAAAAGTCATGTTATCTAAAACGCTGTCTTTATTTACCTTGCGTGTATGCATCGGTTTGGGAATCCTGCTTTTGAACAAACAAAATCAACCGCCTCATATTCTCGCATAAAGCCGATAAAATCAGAGCCAAGTTTTAAGACTTTTTCCCTGTCGAATGTCACCATTTTTACAGTATAACCCTCTGCAAAAATCGTCTGAAGTTGATTGATAAGACTCAATTCTTTCTCTGACAAGTTTCGTTTTTTAATAGATATGGCCTGAACAGTTGGTTTTTCAGCCGTTATTTTTGGCGCTTTTATTTTTGGCGCTTTTGTTTTTGGCGCTTTTGTTTTGGGAGCTGCCTTTTTTCTTTTAGCCCTTGATTTTCTTGGCTTTATTGCTTTTGGTTTTTCGTCTGGCATTGTTATATCCTTCTGAATTAGTTCAGAACTAATATAAACTACATGGCACATTATTGCAATTTGCTAAACTTTAAAAAACTGCATGGCACTTTATTGCACTTTGGGGGGTTTATGCAAAACTCGAAAAAACCTAGAAATTTCTTTATAATGCCTAAAAACGCTTAAAAACTTCTAAAAAAGCTATACGGTAGTAATTAGGGTAAAAAAATGCCTTAAAAAGTTCTTCGATA